TAATGAGGCAGAGGGAAAATTAAACAATTGGGTGTCAATGGCATTAGAAACAGCTTCAAAACCTCTAATGTCATTAGCGAACACAATCAATGCAGCTAAAAAGGAAATACTCGCATGGTATTATGGACGGCTATCAACCGCCAAAGTGGAGGGAATAAACAATAAGATTAAAGTGATGAAGAGAAATGCTTACGGATATAGAGATGATGAATATTTCAAACTAAGGCTTTTTGCTCTACATGACTGCCGTATCACACGAAATGTCGGATGAACCAGACTTTCTCCATATCATTAGTAGGAGCCTAGGATTTAGCCTTCCAAAGCAGAACCTCCGTGAGAGTCTGATGGATGTCGTGGATAAGCTCCTTAGTATGGATCGTCCGCTCCTCATCTTTGACGAAGCGGATAAGTTGAGTGATAGTGTATTCCATTACTTCATACAGCTTTACAACCTACTGGAGGATCGGTGCGGTATGACTTTCCTGAGTACAGCGTACATCGAGAAGCGTATGCAAAGGGGGCTTACTCTAAAGAAGCGAGGTTATGCCGAAATGAATAGCCGATTGGGGCGGAAGTTTTATGTGATAGATCCTACAACAGGCGTAGATGTTTACGGCATTTGCCAAGCCAACGGTGTGGAGGATAAGCATGAGATTGGAGATATCATAAGTGATGCGGAGCAGTATCAATTCGACCTCCGTAGGGTGAAGAAATTAGTTCAGGCAAGGAGGTAGCTATGATGGATATTCAAATAGAGATGAGATTCCCAACATTGACGAGGGCAGAAGCTCTTAGAATGTATGAGCCTATACTTGAAAAGCACCCAGACAATAAGGGGTTAATACTGATAGTCTCTTGGCTAAAAGAAATGCCCGATTATGCTAAGGTGCGGATTAAGGCAGATGTGCTGAAGAATATCTATGAAATAAAGAGAGTAGATAGAAAGAAGGCAAAAAGGGACAAAAAGTAATTATGGCGAAACAGGCAATGAGCGTGAGCCAACTATTGGCTCAGAAGAAGGAGACCTTTCAACTAAGCCCTGAGTGGCAACTTGCCTTTGGTGAGCCTGAGAAAGTCGGCACATGGCTCATCTGGGGGCATAGTGGGAATGGTAAGACTACCACTGCCCTAATGCTCGCCAAAGAACTTTGTAACGAAGGCACTGTGTTGTACAACTCACTTGAAGAGGGTACCTCGCTCACTCTGATGAATGCTGCTGAACGTTGCGGATTGGCAGAAGTGAATAAACGATTACAGTTTATCAGCGAGGATATGGACACATTGCTTACTCGCCTGAAAAAACGTCGTAGTCCTAAAATAGTATTTATTGACTCCTTCCAATACACTCAAATGAATTACCCCCAATATCTAAGGTTTAAGGAAGAACTTCCTCGTCACCTTCTTATCTTCATTAGTCATGCTGAAGGTAAATTCCCTTCAGGGAGAAGTGCAAAGAGTGTGATGTACGATGCCACTTTGAAAATCTGGGTAGAAGGGTATAGAGCTCATAGCAAAGGGAGGTTCATCGGAGAGCGTGGGTATATCGATATCTGGGATAAGGGAGTAGAAGACTACTGGGGCAATAGGAAGTAAAGAGAGCTGGGTATGGTCATGACAGAGATAGAGTTGAGACGGAAGTTTAAGTTTAACATGAATAAGCCAGAGCTTCAAGCAGTATTGAGAATGATACTTTGGTACATATACAGCCGAGACACATCATATAATGACATTGTGGAGCTCGCCAACGTACAGAGAGCGATTAAGCTTGGGCAGAGACTAACAAACAGGATTCACTCAACAGAGAAGAGTAGATGTAAGTTTACCCTTAACATACAAGAGGCAGGTACGATGTATGTTATTTTAGAATGTCTACCTCATCAAGAGCTTCAACCTTTAGAGGGTGTAGTTGTGAGAAGAATGTATGAAGTGATAACGAAATAAAAAGCGATTGAGATATGGAACTGATGACAACGATAGAGTTTGTAGACAAAGTGAGAACGATGCGTGATGCTCAGAAGGAGTATTTCAATACAAGATCTAGAAGCGTACTAGAAAAGTGCAAGCAACTAGAGCGAGAGGTGGATGCTGAGCTTGCTCGGCTTCAAATGAAGCAGACGAAGGCTGGTGAGTTGGTTGGTTTATTTGATTAGGGAGTTATGGAGAAGAAACGGAACTACGCAAGGCTGTATTGCCTATTGAAGGAGGTGATGCCTGGGATTGAAGCTAAAGAAGCGAAGTCTATCCTCGCTAGTCAAGTGAGCGATGGGCGTACGGAGAGCCTTAGAGAGCTTACCAATGTTGAGTTCGATATCGCTCTCGTATATCTTACCAAGAAGCTGGAGGAGAGTAGTGCAGAAGTAAAGAAAGCTCGAAGCAGGGCTCTTCATCAGATTCAGAAGTATGGCATTGATACGACTGACTGGGATGCCGTCAATCGGTTTACACGCCAGCCACGGATTATGGGTAAAGACTTCTACTACCTTGATGTGGAAGAGCTGGAAAACCTCACAAAGAAAATGAGGGCGATTAACACCAAGAGGGGAGAGCCAAGTCAATCTCGCCCCAAAGATAGGGATTATGAATTCATCTGGGTGAAGAACAAATCTGGAAGAAAGGTATATGTCAATTAACACTATAAAAGAGAGTAAGAGATGGAAACAAAGAAATTTGAAACGAGCCTAACGGCTGAAGAGTATGAGGAGCTTCAAGCACTACGTGCAGAGAGAGCCAAGCGAGAAGAAGCAGAACGCAAGCAGGATGACCTGCGAGCTTATCGGGAGCTGGTTGATGAGACCATAGAGGCTGTAGTCCCACAGCTAACAGAGACAGCTGTTAGCCTTTTTAAGACAAAGGAGGCGGTCTTTGAGCTCTTTGACGAGGTCATTGAGACTAAGGAACAGCTTTTAGGGGTCACCCCAGAGAAGCAACGCTCACACACCTTCACCAATTCCGAAAGTACGAAGCGAATCACAGTTGGCTACCATGCTACAGATGGTTACTTAGACACCGTCACTGAGGGCATTGAGATGGTCAAGAACTACCTTGAGAGCCTTGCTGGTGACCAAAATAGTCAGAGCTTGGTCAGCATGATTCTTCAGCTCCTTAGCACTGATAAGCGAGGTAACCTTCAAGCATCAAGAGTCGTCCAGCTTCGCAAACATGCTGAAGAGAGTGGTAGCGAGCAATTCATGGAGGGTGTGAGGGTTATTGAGGAGGCGTATAACCCTACTAAGACTCGTCGTTTTATTGCTTGCCAGGTAAGGGATAAGAATAATGCTTGGCGAAATATCCCGCTTGGTATGACTGATGTGGATAAGCTCAGTGAAGTGATGGAGCAAGTATTGGGTGATGAAGAAGAGGAAGTGTGATGGAGAAGAGGTTAGTTATAGCTGTTGACTTTGATGGTGTACTGAATGCGAGAGAGTACCCTAAAGTTGGGGCGACCGTGCCTGGTGCTGTCAGTGCTATGCGAGAGCTTCATCAAGCAGGGCATACGCTTATCATTTGGACATGCCGAGAAGGTCAAGACCAGACAATGGCAGTCAATTGGTTACTTGAGCATGGCATACCATTTGATGGTATTAACTGCAACACCAAAGCGAATATCGAAGAACACTCGAACGACTGTCGAAAGATATTTGCAGATCTTTACATTGACGACCGACAGGTGGGTGGTTTTGTTGGCTGGGAAGCTGTACTACAGTGGATTAGACAACTAGAATGACCGCCACTTCGTTATAATTGATTATATTTGTGGTAAGGAGGTAGCTATATGGATAACGTGAGTGAATACACCCTAAAAAGAGCTCTTAGAGTTTACGAAATCTATCAAGCCCACTATGAGGCTGGAGCCCACAGTCGTTCATCGAGGTGGGTGTACTTTCATCGTGTACGTCCTGTATATGCTATCTCTGAAACCACCTATAAGCGATATCTTAAAATCGCTCGGGACTATCATAATCAAGAAGCCGTTGATGATATCCCACTACCGTCATCATCATAAAAGGAGAGAAATCAGTACCAAAATGGTACTGATTTTTTGTTTGTAGGTATTGCTTGGCGAGTTTTGCACCATAGATAGAATATAAATAGAGTGTGGTGCAATGTCTGTATTTACTATTTACCGCCCCGATGGTGTATCGCTGTTAGATGGGGATCGAGCAAGAAAGAAATTTAACTGGGAGGGTACCTGTTACCGCTCTATCATGGGTGTAAGCACCCTGCAGTTCAAGATAGAACTTAAATCAGCTATAGATATCCCTGTAGGAAGCTTTATCGACTACGGTGGTCATCGCTATACCTTATACTATCCGCACTCCATAACTAAGCTACACACCAAGAGCTTTGAATATCAACTCCTCTTCCATGGAGAGGAAGAAGAGCTAAAGCTCTTTAAGTTGAAAGATGTCTCAGGAGGTAAGCCCTACCGCCTTAAATTCTTCTTAACCGCTAAGCCTATTGACTTCTTGCGAGTGATTGTAGACACCCTTAACCTCTTTAGTAGTGGTTGGACGGTGGGCAACTGCATTGATGCCAGCGAAAAGACCATCGCCTTTAACCATGAGAATTGTTTTGCTGTTCTTCAGCGAGTAGCACAAGAGTTTGATAGCGAGTGGAATATTGAAGGCAAACAAATTAGCCTAGGCAAGGTGACCCACATGGCTGACACACCTCTTGCTATGCAGTATGGTTATGGCAACGGCTTCCGAAGTGGCGTTGGTCGTCGCAATGATGGCGACAGCCAGCCTATTGGTAGGCTCTATGTAGAAGGTGGTAAGCGAAATATAGACCGCTCTAAATACGGCAGTAGTACACTCATCCTCCCCAAGAATGCCATACTTAACTATGAGCTTCAAACCTATCGTACTGATGCTGACGGTATGTCTATCACTTGTGACGGTAATAACCATCCAGCTGAAGATAGCTACGATGGCTCAGGAGTGTACCCGATGCGAGAGGGTACCGTCTCTGAGGTGGTACAAGTAGTAGAGGGTGGTAGTACCTTTTATGACATCAAGGATAACAGCATTCCTGCAAGCTTAAACTTCAATGATTATCGCATTAAAGGCGAAAAAGCGACTATTGTCTTTCAAAGTGGAGCTTTAGCTGGGCGAGAGTTTGACATCGTGCAGACTGAAGAGAGCTTAACGGGTTACATTCATGAGGAGCGACGATTTAAGCTTGTCCCTGCAGAGCTTGATGGCTTTGAAATGCCAGGTGGCACTTTCATTCCTGCAGTGGGCGATAAGTATGCCCTATTCAACATTTCATTACCGAACGAATACCTTTCAAACGCCTCTCAAAAGATGTTCGAGGAGGCAGTGAAATACTTCCATGAGCATAGTCATCCCACCTTTATGTTTGAGGGTGAGGTAGACCCCATTTGGGCGAGACAGAATTGGCTGGAGGTAGGAGGCATGTTTGTTCCTGGTGGTCACATCCTTTTTAGTGACCCTCAATTTCATCCAGAGGGTAGTGTCATCCGCATTATCGCAGTTAAGACCCCCATAGGCGAACCATATCAGCCCGAATTGACCCTATCCAATGCACCGCTGTCAGGATCATTCGCCAGCACCCTTGGCAAGCTTTATGCAGAGCCCGTGCTTGCTGAAGAGCGAGAGAGGGGACTTCGCCAGTATACGAAGCGATATTGGCAAGATGCTAAGGAGTCTCAGAATATGCTCCTACAGGCTATGGGTGCCCTCGGTGATGAATTTACCTCGACACTCTCTCCAGTAGCATTGCAGACCATGCAGGTGCTGGTGGGTAGTGCAGCACTGCAGTATCGCTTTGTGACTTCCAAGACGGCTCCTGCGACTGCTAATCACCTTATCACATGGAATAAAGTAGGAGCTTCGCTTGATGTGCAAGCAGGTATCATTCAGCACCGCACACTAGGGATAGACACGATTACTTTCAATAGGAAGCCTTCCGACTTCCGTTACTGGGATTTGCCACGCTACAAAAGCCCAGCCCTTACTAACCAGCTTACACCTTACTACCTTTATGCCAAGGTAGCGAAAAATGGAACGGCAGGTGCATTCGAGCTGGACGATAAGGCACGCCCCTTTGAAAGTGCAAGTCACTTTAATCTATTAGTAGGCTTGCTCAGCTCAGAAAGAGAGGGTATGAGGAGCTTCGCACCGATGTACAGCTACTCAGAACTAACACCTGACGGGCTGACCACTCGGCTGATTAAGAGCTTAGATGGCTCAACCTATTTTGACCTTGAGCGAGGCGAGATAGGTGGTAACATTCTATTTAGAGGTGGTTCACTAGATGAGTGGGCTGAAGAAACTGAGGATGCAGTCACCAAGAGTGGTTATCAGATTCACTGTCCATTTACCGAGGTGTTTTCTGTTTACAATGATAGTGCTGGTTATGGGGCGTGTAAATGCTCCCCAAAGCTCTACAAGTATGGTAATGAGCTACCGATAGATATAAGTAAGTTGCGAGTGTTTCGTAAATGTTGGGCTGAAGATGGCACTATCCTTAATCCTGGCATGGGCTACGAGCTTGAGCCATTGACAAACAGTCCGACAAACAGTGATTACTTCATTGACGACTATTATCATGAACCTCAATCCTTATATGGCATACATCTGGATGTAATATATGCAGAAGCCTGGGAGACCATAACCGAAGCTCCTTATACCAAGCCAGTCAATATCCTTACTACTAACTCTTACACCTATTACCATGTAAAAGATGGCAAGAAAGGGGAGGACGGTAAAGATGCACACTCACTCCTATTTACCATCTCCCTAAATGGTGAGGTTCGGAATGGAAAGGTTAGTGAAATCTGGTTCCCCAAGCTAACCGTGATGTATGACGGTAGCGAGATTACCGATTACGAAATGGTGTCTGTAGAGAGTAGGTATAATCGAGGCAACTGGGGCGAAGACAGCTGGAATGACTCGAGTCAGAGCTTTGAACTCGATATTATAGACGTAGGATATACGGAGGGTGTTCGGCTCGATGTCCGAATTCATTACAGAGGTTTAACAGCGACCAATAGTGTATATATCCCTAATACTAAGGATGGCAACGATGGAGTGAGTATCACAGGCGTTGTGAACTATTACCTTGCTAGTGCAAATGGAAGCGGAGTGACAACAGCGACTCAAGGCTGGACAAACTCTATTCAGACCATGACAGCTGAGAAGCCCTACCTATGGAATTATGAGGTGATTAGCTATACCAAAGGCACTCCCACTACAACTAGCCCCGTGATTATTGGCAGGTGGGCTAAAGATGGGCTACCTGGCAAGGGTATTTCGGGCATTGTGGAGTACTACCAAGTTAGTACTTCTAACACTGTACCTCCTTCAAACTGGGTAACTAATGTAGTCACCACCACCACAACTTACAGGTATCTGTGGAATTATGAGAAGATCATATACTCAGACGGCACTAGTGAAGAGACAGCCAAGAGAGTTATCGGCACCCATGGAGCTACTGGGACGAATGGAGTAAGCGTTGCTAAGGTAGATGCTGAGTTTGCGAAGAATAGCACTCCTGGAACGGCACCTTCATTGGGTTGGCAGACTACGGCTCCAACCATTACAGGTAACGAACAGCTGTGGACACGTACTAAGACTGCCTACTCAAGTGGTAACCCGACCTATACGAGCCCTGTAAATATTACACCAAAGAGAGGCAATGATGGACGAAGTGCCGATAAAATTACTGAAGAGTACGCTATCAGTACTAGTAAGACGGTACAGCCGACTACTGGCTGGAGTACTTCCCAACCTACATGGGAGCCAGGTAAGTATATCTGGAGCCGTGTAAAGATTGAGTATTCCAATCCTGATGGAACGGAATATACAGGCTATGCAGTTAGCTCGGAGTGGGAGGCAATCAACAACGTGCAGATAGGAGGTCGCAACCTAGCTAAATCATACGCCCCGAAACGTCAGAAAGGTGATTACGCAACTTACCTTTTACACTCAGAAATAACGGAGGAGGGTTACTATACTATTAGCTTCGACGTCGATGTCGTCAAGCCTCCTCTAGGTGGTAAATTTATGTGTCTATTCTGCTATATGTCGCCATATGAGAAATTTAGCTATGCTACTTACGAGGAGGGGAGAAAGCGATACAGTGTAACAATAAAGGTAGTCAAGAATGACAATGCGAGCTATACAAGAGTACCTAATAGCTTGTATTTGTACCCGAATGTCAATTATTACGACCCTACAACTGAAAATGGAGGAGAAGCGATATTTAGCAATGTAAAAGTCGAAAAAGGGAATAAAGC